CAGGTGCTAATGCTGGTGATATCGTTATTAGTTCATTGACTTCTAGAGTACAAGACGATCCGTTACCCAAACTACAATTCGACTTAAATGGCGCTGGTAGAACAATTGGTAACATTTATGCTCCAACAAATGACAGTGAATTCGCTCTTGCAGTTGGGCAATTTAATGCCGCGCACTATCCTCCAGCCGATTTTCCAGGCGGTGGCGTAAACATAGACACTTTTGCAGTTAACAAAGGATATGTTGATAACAAGTTTGTCAACGTAACCGGTGACACCATGCAGGGTTTCTTGAATATGCCTGCAGGTGCAAGTGGTAATCAAGCACCACGAGCCAGTGATGTTATCACTCGAGCAGGCAGTACTGCTAACCGTACCATGCTTGACCCATTATTTTTAAGTGACCACCCTGGAGAATTATCAGGACGCGGTACACCTAATGGCAGCGATGACTTACAGGCTGCATCAAAATATTATGTTGATGCCAGTAACTATGCCAGTAACATTAACTTGTATGTCAGTACCACTGGCAGTGATGATCAAACCAACACTCCAATAGGTAAAGAAGGACGTAGTTGGGCATATGCTTTCCGTAGTGTTAACCGTGCGGCACAGAAAGCAGAAGAATTAATGGATAATGCTCCATTAGAAACAGGTCCTTACAGACAGTTAATTGCTTTTGGACAAGGACGAGGTTTTTCTGAAGTAAGTAGAGCACCAACAAGTGGTGCCGCAGGCTCAACTCGTATATACTTTACCAACGATGAAGGTAGTCGTGTGGATCAAGGTACATTGCCTAGACCCGATATCCTTCCAGGAAAATTAGTTGTTGGACGTACCAGTGGTGCTAAAGGTATTGTTTATCTTTATTACGGCAGCGACTCAGGTAGTCCCATTGGTGAGGACTACATCGATCTGCAAGATGTATCTGGTACATTTATAGTTGGAGAAAATTTAGAATACGATCAACCTGTTAGATCTCTAAACTTAACTATTTTCGTTGAATCAGGAACCTACGAAGAAGATTTTCCTATTCGACTATCACAAAACGTATCTATTGTTGGTGATGAATTACGCCGCGTAATTATTCGACCAGCAGACAGACCAAGTCGTAGTCCTTGGGCTGATATTTGGTTCCGCAGAGATCTATCATTTGATGGCATGGTACTGACTAGTACAGAGTATGGATATCATTACCTAACAGATCCTAGTGATCGTGCCAGCACACCAAAAAACAATAGAGACATTGACGTATTCTTGTGCGGTGATGCAACAATTCTGCGTCAGATCAGTTGTCAAGGTCACGGCGGATTTATGATGGTCTTGGATCCTGAAGGACAAGTATTAAGTAAATCTCCATACTTCCAGCAAGGTTCAAGTTTTTCCCGTTCACTAAACAAACAAACGTTTGCAGGTGGACAGTATGTTGACGGCTTTGTAGCCAACTTGCCTTTTGATGTTGTTAGTAAACTCAGCGACACTGAGTTGTTGGTCACAGGCAGCGAACGTTCTCCTATTACTCCGTGTTCTTTTGTTGTAGAAGGTAGAACATTTAAGGTAGACACGTTCTCCGACGATGGTACAGGATTCCCTAGTGCTCGTCAATTAATTCGTAAAAATAAAGATTTTATTAAAGCCGAAGTTATCGGTTACATTGACACAGAACTACAGCCTAATTTTGTCTTTGACCGAACCAAGTGTGCTCGTGACGTAGGATATATTGTTGATGCATTGTCAGAAGATTTACTATTCAATACAAATTATAAGAGTGTATATGCTGGCAAATCTTATTATGGTAAGATGCCCTACGACAACTTAGATATTTCCGATGATACCAGTCTTGCATTTCAAAAAGATGCGACATTACAAGCATTGGAATTCTTGAAGAATAAAGTTTCGGATATATTAATAACCAATACCACTGCACAAACAAGAGCAGTGTCTAACTTAGATGAAATTATCGATATCATCGACAACGGTATTACATCTGCAAATGCATATTCTATACCAAACTTATCAACCACTTCGACCAATGCCAATACTGCTAAAACAATATTGTTGGCCAATCTTGATTTCTTAAAAGCAGAATACATATCTCATATTATTAATAATTTTGAAACTTTTGTATTTGACGAACCAGCATTTGCAATAGACTTAGAAGAAAATTTTTATGCAACAATATACGATTTTATCTATGGCGGGAACAGTGCTTCCGTATCTGCAGGTCTAAGATTCTTTGATCCCAACGACGATACTTCTTTAATTTCTGGACAAACTGGACAAATAGTTTCTGGTATCAATCACCTATTAACATTGATTCAAAATGTAGTCACAAGTACTCCAATACTTGTAGCAAACTTAGAACAAACAGTCGAAGATCAAGTGTTGGGTGGATCTGCAACAGTTACTGAATCTGATCTTATCAAAGCAAAATTAAATATTATTAAAAATATTATTTTAACTGGTGTAGTTGCTGCCCCAACTATTGAACTAGGATCAACTACCTCTATCAGCAGTACACTTGTAGAATCTAAAACAAGATTACAATCATTTAGATCTTCATTGCAAAGTGAAGTACTTGTATTCCTAAACTTAAGATTTAATTACAACAAAGAAACATGTAAACGAGACACAGGATATATTGTTGATGCAGTTGCACACGATGTATTCTACAATGGAAATTTAAAAACAGTTCAGGCCGGCCTGTCATATTTCAATGGAACAGCCAGTGCTCGAGCAGTAATTGAAACACAACTAGAAACTACAATTAGTGCTATCAATTATATCAGAACTTTGATACTGTCAGTTATTCAAAACACACCTGTGACTCCGCGTTATCAAACAGCAGTGCCTCAAATTACTGATGCATTGATCACAGACGGCGGTCTTGGAACTAGTAAAGTTAATGCACTGTTTGACGAATTAGTAGAAATTTTAGATAATCCTCCTGACAACAACGATGCTAGAGCATTGTTAGTTGCTAATAAAGAATTTATTAAAGCAGAAGTTATTAGTTTTATCAGTTACACATATAAGACCACTGTAACTGCTACCACTGCCGCTAGTGATATTTTAACATGTAGCAGTACTGCAAACCTTCGAGTTAACTTCCCAATTGAGTTTGGTGTAAGTTCTAGTATTGGTGCCCTACAAGGTAGTAAAAATATCTCCGGTGTTGCTATTGCAACTGCCGCTACATATACCGCAGTACCAGTTGTTTCCAACAGTGGCGTAGGTAGTGGAGCAATTGTCACTGTGACTAAAACAGGAACAGGAACCACTTACTCTGCGGCCAACACTGGAATTACTATTACAACCAACGGTACTGGTTATAAAGTCAACGACTTTCTAAAAATCTTAGGTAGTGATCTTGGTGGTGTAGACGGAGTCAACGATTTAATATTCCGTGCCGCTCCTAGTTCCGATGTATTGATCGGCGGGTTAGTTAGTGGTAGAAAATATTATGTTAAACAAGTTATAAGTCCAACCACATTTACAATTTCATCGTTGCCCAACGGAGAAATAGTTCAACTAACAGATGGTGTAGGTTCTATTCCAGGACAACTAAGTTATGACTTTGCCAAGTGTGCTAGAGACACAGGCTACATTGTTGCTAATACCAGTGCAGACTTGTTATATGGCGGAACATATAACTCTATTCGAGCAGCCAAAAGTTATCAAACTGCACGAGCAAAATTAGTTGTCGGCGAACAATTAACAGAAACGTTGGCTGCATTAGTAGTAGCCAAACAAACTGCCATCAGTGTATTAAATCAAACAGCACCTGCAACTAGTTGGCAAACTTTAAATCTTGTATCATCGCCAACTCCACAAGTATTAGATCCTGAATTAACCGGCACAGGCGCAGTTACAAGATTTGGTCTATTAATGGATCTTGTAAATGCAACAATTCAAAATCCTGCATACAATCCAACACTGTTGGTGCCTAATGCTAAATCTATTACATATCCAATTTATCGACTTGTGGTCAATGATCCAAGAAGCGCAACTCAAGCAGGTATTACTAATCCACTAAGTATCGACGTTACAACATTTGGATCAAATGTTTCTGATCCTAGTGGGTCATATTTTATCACGCTAAATCATGCTCCACGCAGTGTGGCTATGTATGAAAAAACACGCTATACCATCAGTGGAAATAGCAATCCAAAATATAATAAAAAAGTAGAATGTGTATCTACAACTCTGTCTTCCATGACATTTAAATTTGTAGACGGAGATCCTGGAGTATTTGGATCAGGCACAACAACTATTACCTATATCGATGACATTGACTTGTTGAGCCCTGGTAATACCAGTATGTGTAGTAATGACTTTACACAAATCAACGACTTAGGCTACGGACTTGTTGCTACCAACACAGGTCTAGTTGAAGCAGTTAGTGTGTTCTCATACTACTGCTGGACTGCTTACTATGCCAACAACGGTGGACAGATTCGTTCATTGAACGGTTCTAACGCACACGGAGAATATGCGCTGGTAGCCGCAGGCAGTGACCCACTAGAAGTTCCTGATCAGGCACGATTAAAAGACAACATGGTTCAAGTTGGTCGTGTTTATAAGACTGGAATATATTCTTTAGACAACATAGAAGACGATCTAGAAGTATATGTGTATAATTTAGATTATCCTCCATATAATGTGTCAGAACTAGAAATTAATCACGGTTCGGGTATTATCTCTGAACTAACTCTGAGCAGTTTAGTCGGTGGTAGTGGCTACACCGACGGCACTTATTTGAATGTTCCGTTGACTGGGGGTACTGGTAACAGTGCCACAGCAAACATTGTTGTCACCGGTGGGCAAGTGACCACAGTTAGTTTAACCAACGGTGGCCTACGATATAGTATTGGAGATATACTTAGCGCAGGCGCAACTATTGGCGCTGGTTCAAACTTTACTATTGTTGTAGGTGCAGTTACCGGAACTGGTATTGGACGATATGAAGTTGCTACAGTCACTGATGTTAGTTCATCTGTACCATTGACTGTAACCAGTGCTAGTTCAGTAAGCGGATCGGGACCCTTCTACGTAACTTTAAATTTTACTGACCCTGGATATACTCCTCGAACTGGTGTAACATATAGAGTAGCAGGTAACTCTAACACTGCATTCAACAGAAGTGTCACTGCTACAGCAAGTACAACAACCAGTGTTACTTTAGAATATCCTATTAATCCTGGCACTTACGGTAGCGGAACAACCACTGTATGGGGTGCAGGTAATATTATTCGTATTAACCTAAGCACTGGTGGAAATAACGATACCAGTACAGCAGGATTGGCTGTTGGATTATCTCATAATCAAAATATTGTGGTTCGTGGAAATCAAAACTTCCAATTTTATGAAATTGATGATACTAACCCAGTTCGCCCAAGTACTGCATTAACATTCGTTGATGATCCCAACGGTGCAGGCGAGGATGCTGGAGTTTATCGTGTACTAGCCTATGCTAATAAAGATCCGATAAACGCTAATTTGGCAGCGGATGCCAGTGTTTTAAGTTTCGATACTACATATGATTATATTAAATTGGTCATTGATGCAACTAATGCCAGCGAAACTGATCCTGTAAATCCAGCAAAAACACTAGGGTCAACTGTGGGCGACGTGGCCATTGCCATAGATCGTATAACAGAAAGCAGTATCATAGAACGACTTAACTCTGCTGACATGGTGTTTGCATGGGATGGTAAAATACACGAAGTTGTAAGTTACACTGATTTAGGTGTAGTGGCTGGTTATGGTATTTTAAGATTTAGTGATGTTACTGCTAAATCGTTGTCGGGAACAGTGGCAACTGGTATTAATAGTCCACTAGATCCAGCCACAAACTTAGATCTAGCAGATGCTCCGACTATACGTATAGGTTTGGCAAAAGACGAGTTTGCTGAAATTGTTGTACGTATTTCAACATGTCGTGTTACAGGACACGACTTCTTAGATATTGGTACTGGCGGTTACAACAGTACTAACTATCCAAGCAAGATTTATGGACCTCCTAGAACTGCTAATCAAACACGAGAAGTCGAAGAGCGTACAAGAGGCCGTGTGTTCTACGCAACCACAGACCAAAACGGTATCTTCCGTGTAGGTCGATTCTTTACAGTTGACCAAGGTACTGGTCGTGTTACATTCTCAGCGTCAATTGCGTTGAGTAACTTGGACGGTATTGGTTTCAAACGTGGTGTTGCTATTAGTGAATTCTCTAATGACGAGAAGTTTACAGACGGTGCTACAGATGCAGTGCCAACAGAAAATGCCATTGAAGGTTATGTAGATCTGCGTCTAGGATTATTCCGTAGCACAGATGAAGCAGTTGCTGAAGCAGATTTAATTGGTCCAGGTTTCCTAGACCGTGCAGGTATTTTAAGTCCTATAGCAGACTTGAACATGGGCGGCTTTAAAGTTCAAGCCGTTGGAGCGCCTGCGGCCGACACAGATGCTGTTAATAAAAACTATGTTGACAGTCAGCAGTTAGCCGATACAAAGGTCAGTGTTGCTGGAAGAGCAGACCTAGACTTCCTAATGTACAACGGTGCTAACTGGATTGATGTAAACAATGATACTACAACTATCACTAATACACCATCTGCGATTGGCGGCGGTAGCGACTTGACTATTGCACGTAGTGGTAATATTATTACCTATAAACTACGTGGCGGGTTAGGTGCTAATAATCCAATTACTAACTTCCATATCAACGACAGTGCGGCCATTGCACAAAGTAAATTGGATATGACTGCCGCAACTACTCGTGCTAATGCCACAGGTATTGCACAGGCAGATCGCGGACTTGCTAGTTTCAAGAACACAGAATTTACTGCAACTAGCGGTTGGATTGAATTACAAACTTCTACTAGCGTAAGTACTGGTGTAACATTAGGTAAACTGCAACACATCACCACAAACTACTTGTTAGGTAACAGGACTGGTGCTAATGCAAGTCCACAAGAAATTACATTTAATCAAGCAGTAATCGACGGTGACGGTGTACAGAATGCTAGATTTGTCGGCGGTACGTCTGCAACTGGTGTAATGTTTGCGACCACTGGCAATCCAATTGCTACACGGTACGATGTCAAACCAGTAACAACCAATGGAGGGGCAAACAGTATTGTTCAAACAGATGCCAGTGGACAGATAAACGTTAAAGGACTATTCATCGATAGTTTTGATACTATTGATGTCAATACATCGACTAATACTTTATTAATTAAAACACCTGGCAATGTTACAACATTTGAGTCAGTCGGATCAACTGTCGGTGGAACAACTGTTAACATTCGTGGTAATACTACACTAACAGGTACACTCAGTGTAAGTAGTAATTTAAGCACTAGTGGCTCGGGTACTATTACCAGTGCAAGTAGTATTACTGCCACAACAACTGTTGCAGGAACTCAAGGCAACTTTAGTACACATGTGAGATCTCCATTACTAAAAGCAGGAACAGATAATACATCTGTTGGTAGCGTTGAAGGTAACTGGAGTTTGACCACAGGTAGTAGATTCCTTGCTACCTATGCTGACTTAGCAGAATACTACGAAGGGGATGTTGAATATGAAGTAGGCACTGTGTTAATCTTTGGTGGCGAGAAAGAAGTTACAACTACTCAACTACACATGGATCGTCGTGTAGCAGGCGTTGTGTCCAACACTGCCGCTTACATTATGAATGATGCTTGCCCGGGGATTAAGGTCTGCGTAGCCCTACAAGGTCGTGTTCCAGTTAAGGTTGTGGGCATAGTTCGCAAAGGCGATATACTAGTAGCAGCCGCTAAACCAGGGTATGCTATTGTAAACAACGATCCTAAAGCAGGTACAATTATTGGAAAAGCATTGGCTGCGAAACCGGACAATGCACCTGGAATAGTAGAAGTGGCTGTGGGCCGTAATTAACATAAATATTGATATGAACATTACATTGATAGATATTGGAAATATTGCAAATGACGGTACCGGAGACGATCTCCGTACCGCATTTCAAAAGGTCAACGAAAACTTCGTTGAACTCGAAACCAGCGTTGATGCCAGCACTGTGGCCGCTAATATCGGTGGCGGAGTGGGCATTTTTAAACAAAAAGTAGAAAATACTTTACAATTTAAAAGTTTAGAAACTGATGATAAACTCAGCGTTACCACTGTTGGTGATAAAGTTGTCATCAGTACAAATTTTCAAAATAAAAACATAGCCGTTGGCAGTTTAAATGCCACTGGTAGCGTATCAGCAACTAGCATGACTGCTACCATGTTCAACGGTTCTGTGAATGGCAATTTAATGGGTAGAGTTTACCCCCTTGCTCCTGACTATATTATCGGCGCTGGCAGTATTGTTGGAGTTCAACCTAATCCGGGAAACCCTAATTATCAACCAGCGAGAGTCGAC